TTTTAAACTAATAAAGTTACAATACCCAAGTAATAATGTTGTTTTTTTTAATAGTGGAGACAGAAAATTAGGAAATCTAGAAACCTCTGAATCTGCAACATGCAAAGAATATAACATTTTAGAAAAAATACTAGATTTACCTAAAATATATTCGTCAAGCGATCTTTTAAAAACATGAATATGACATTTAAGGAATATTATCAAATGTATCTAACTCTTCATCAAAACAAGTGGAATCGAAGGTTGCATGTGCTGGGGCAGTTGACAACCATTGGATATCTTGTTTTATCTTTATATTTAATTACCTATAAATCTATAGCGTTTATTCCAATGCTTATTCTTTTGCCTTTTATTGTTTATCCGTTTGCGTGGAGCGGCCATTTTTTCATTGAAAAAAATAAACCTGCTGCTTTTAAAAATCCTCTTTGGGCAAAGGCTTCTGATTGGGTTATGCTGAAAGATATTATTTGTGGAAAAATAGATTTTTAATATGAAAGCTTTAGTTACCGGAGTACTTGGTCAAGATGGGGCCAACATGGTCGAGTATTTATTAAATAATACTGATCTTGAAATATTTGGTATGATGAGGAGGAGTTCAAATCCAAATTTTAAAAATTGCCAAAAATTCATTAATGATTCCCGCTTTAAATTTATATATGGTGACTTAAGTGACAGTGTAAGTATTGATTCAGCTTTTTCTTCTATTTTACCAGATTATTTTATTAATTTTGGAGCACAAAGTTTTGTTGGTTGCAGCTGGGAAATGCCATTGCAAACATTTGATGTAAACGCCACTGGAGTCGTTAGATGTTTAGAAGCTGTGCGTAGGTATAAACCCGAATGTAAATTTTATTCCGCAGGCTCAAGTGAGGAATTTGGAGATGTTCAGTATTCTCCACAAGACATTTCTCACCCAATAAGACCAAGAAGCCCATATGGAGCTTCTAAAGCAGCAGCTAGACATAACATTAAAGTTTATAGAGAATCTTATAACTTGTATGCTGTTCATGGAATTTTATTTAATCATGAAGGAACTAAAAGAGGAGAAGAATTTGTAACTAGAAAAATCACTAAAGGCGTAGCTAGAATAATTAAGGCTTTAAAAGATAATGTTGCTTTTTCTCCTATTGAATTAGGAAATTTAGACGCTAAAAGAGATTGGTCAGACAGCGAAGATTTTGTAGATGGAGTTTGGAAAATGCTTAATCAAAAAACTCCAAAAGATTATGTTTTATCAAGTAATGAAACTCACTCAATCAGAGAGTTTGTAGAATTGGCTTTTAAATATGCTGGAATTGAAGGTGCATGGCATGGGCATGGCACAGCTGAAGAATTTTCTATTTCTTTAAACATGAAAAGCATTTATGATTTTCGATCTTCGGTTTTAATTAAAATAAACCCAAAATTTTATAGACCAGCTGAAGTAGATTTACTAATTGGAGACTCAAGTTTAGCAAGAAAAGAACTTGGCTGGAATCCAAAAATTTCATTTAACGAATTAGTAAAAAAAATGGTAGAAAACGATCTTTCTTCTTGACCTTTAAATAAAAAAGCACACCATGTGCAGTGTCTGGCAAAGAATTTAAAAAAGGTAAGAATAAAATATCTTATCATGATTTAATAAATAGTTTTCTTTTTTCTGCTCCGCCAACTAAAGGAGATTGGGCTAGAGAAATGAAGTTAGCTGTTTCTTTAAGCAAAGAATATGGTTTAGAATTTCTTTACTCTTTAAAAAATAAAAAGAAAATGCCTTCTTTGGCTTGGTTTAAAACTGAAGCAGGCAAAAAATTTATTAAAAACGCAAAGCAGCTAGAAGATCTAGAATTTCAGAGAAGCGAAATAAAACTAGAAGATCAACCTGTTGCCCCTCTTTCAGAGGTAAATAAAAAAGTTAAAACAGTTCAACAATTTTTAAATATATTTAACAAAAAATAATATGGGAAGACCTCGCAAAGACGCTCAAGAAAATATTGAAGATAATAGCCAAGATTCAAAGCTGAAAGTGCTCGATAGCATTTTAGCTAGAAATAAAGACCATCATTACGCATATGATAATAATATAGATTATGTTGTAAGTAGTGGAAGTCTAACTTTAGATATCGAAATGGGTGGCGGAATCCACCCCGGAATTATTCGTTCTTCTGGGGTGACTGAAGGAGGAAAGACAAGTAATGCGTTGTCTTTTGCTCGCAACTTTCAATTGTTGCACCCAGAAAAGGGTTGTATTATTTATATTAAGTCGGAAGGTCGACTAAGTGAGAATATGGTTCAGAGATCAGGAGTAAATACTGATCCTGATAAGTGGAGAGTTATTCCAACTAATGATTATGAGTTTGTGATTGACTCAATGAGAGAGTTAATTAAAAATAATGATAATGGAAATATCTATTTCTTTATTTTAGACAGTCTTGATGCTTTAGTTCCTCGTAATGATTTAGTTAAATCCGCTACGGAAGCTAATAAAACCGCAGGCGCAGCTTTATTGACTTCTGATTTGCTTAGAAAAATGGCTGCTGCTTTCTCCTCTAGAGGGCACATTTGTTTTATTATTTCTCAAGTAAGATCTTCGATTAAAATTAATCCTTACGAAAAGGGCGATCCCAAAGTTACTAATGCGAGTGGAGGTAATGCCGCATTGCATTATTCAGATTGGATTTTGGAGTTTCAGCAAAGATGGAATAAAGATTTTATTTACGCCAACGCTAAAGGAGAAGGTAATCCCGTTGGTCATTGGTGCAAAATTGTCTTTAAGAAAACTCCAAATGAAAAATCTGGAAGGGAGGTTCGATATCCAATCAAATATGGCCGATCACAAGGATCAAGCATTTGGGTTGAATACGAAGTCGTAGATCAATTACTAGCTTGGGAGTTTGCTCATGCTAAAGGGGCTTGGATAACAATAACAGATGAACTGATCAAAGAGTTATCTGAAAATGGAATAGAAATGCCTAAACAACACCAAGGCGAAGCTAATTTGAAAAACTATCTTGAAGAGCATCAAGATGTAACTAAATATTTATTCAATAAATTTATTAGCGCTCTTAAAAAGTGAAGCTTTATAATTTATACGGAAAAATAGTAAGCAAAAATGTTTCTGCCTATTTAATAGATTGGGATTGTCAATCTAGATCAAAAGTTCAATTCAACACAAAGCAGTTTTTAAAAAACTATTGGAAAAACCATGTGGTGTATGAAGAGTTTCCTGTTTATGGATCTCGATTAAAAGTTGATATTTTAAATGCAACTTTAAAAATAGCAATCGAAGTTCAAGGAAAGCAACATTCTGCATATAATAAGTTCTTTCATGGGGAGTCTCGTCTTAATTATTTAAAATCAATTAAACGAGATGTCGCTAAAGAAAAGTGGCTCGAAATCAATAAGTTTTTTCTTGTTGAGATTTATGAACACGAAGTTAGCCAGTTAAGTTATAAGTTTTTTAAAGAAAAATTTAATATTATTCTCTGATGCCAATATATTCCCTTCAAATAGAAAAATACATTTTATCAGGATTAATAAAATATCCTAATGTATACGCTGATATCTCTAGTTTTATTTCTGAAAGCGATTTTGTAAATGAAGTTCATTATACTATATTTTGTGTTTTTAAGTCAAGCTTCAATAATGGCGAACAGATAGAAAAAGTTTTAATAGCTCAAAAAGCTCAGAATTTAGGAATCACTTTTAAAGATCAGTCTATTGATATATTTAATTATGTTAATAGTATTTGTTTAATTCCGACAACTCAAAATGGGATCATAGAAGCAGCAAAAGAGCTTCTTAAATTTAGGATCAGAAGAGAGATAGAGGAAACTGGTGACGAAATCAAAAAACACGCCCATGCTTGTGCTGATAAATCAGTAGAAGAAATAATCACAGAATCAGATAAGATTTACAATAAAAAAATCTGTGCTTACGCAAGTGAAAACAACAAACCAGAGGATATAACTTCTAATCTTGTAGAAATCATAGAAGAGAGAGGTAATAATCCAATTCAAGAAACAGGCTTGATAACTCCATATGAAAATTTTAATCGTTTATATGGTGGAATAAGGCCCGGAAATATTTACGCATGGGTAAGTCGTCCAAAGCATGGCAAATCTACTATTTTAAATGATCTAGCGATCAAGATGACTTCTATTAACAAGAATTGCAAAGCTCTTGTTTTAGATACTGAAATGACAACGTTAGATATGAAGTTCAGAATTGCTTCATCTATAACTGGCATT